GCTTTAGATAGTGGCTCTATAACTTCTGGTTTTGGAACTATTGATACAGGATCATCTACAATTACAACTACAGGATTAATTACTGGTGGTTCATTAGACATTGATAATGTTTTAATTAATGGAACAACAATAGGGCATACTGATGATACAGATTTAATGACTGTGGCTGATGGAGTATTAACCGTTGCAGGAGAATTAGACGCTACAACTTTAGATATATCAGGAAACGCAGACATAGATGGAACTACAAATTTAGACGCTGTTGATATTGATGGTGCTGTGCAATTAGATGCAACACTTACAATTGGAGCAAATGATCAAGGTTATGATGTAATACTTTACGGAGATACAGCAAGTGCCAACATGACTTGGGATACATCAGCAGATGATTTAATTTTTAATGGAGCAGCAGGACTTATTGTACCTGATGGACAATTTACGCTAGGAAGCACAGCAGTAACTTCAACAGCAGCAGAATTAAATTTATTAGATGGTGGAACATCAGTTGGTAGTTCAATAACCTTAGCAGATGGTGATGGTGTTGTAACTAATGATGGTGGAACTATGAAAACTATTCCAGCATCAGATATTAAAACTTATGTAGGTTCAGCAGCAGGTGCTTTTAGTATAGCTAATTTAGATATTGATGGTGGAACAGATATTGGAGAAGCTGTTGTAGATGCTGATTTATTTATAGTAGATAATGGGGCAGGTGGAACTAATAGAAAAGTCGCTGCTTCAAGATTAGTAACGTATATAGACGCAAATTCGAGTGCCGCATCAGTAGGAAAAGCTATTGCAATGGCGATCGTATTCGGTTAAAAGGAGATAATATGGCAACACCAAATATAGTAAACGTAGCAACAATTAATGCTAAAAATGCAACAGGAGCAGTGACTACTTCAAGAGCATCTGCTGTTGATGTACCTGCAGACAAGGTAGCAAAAATAAATACAATACTTATTGCTAACATTGATGGATCAAATGCAGCAGACATAACATTAGAAGTTAGTGTAGATAACGGTTCTAATTATGTTAAAATTGCAAATACAATTTCTGTTCCAGCAGATGCAACATTAAGTTTTTTAGAAAACCCAATCTATTTAGATGAAACAGATATATTAGCTGTTACAGCAAGTGATAACAGTGATTTAACTTATTTTATTTCATACGAAGAATTAGACGACGCGTAGGAGGTTTTATAAGCTATGGCTAATGGCGGAATAATAGGACCAAATTTTACTTTTACTTCAGCGGTATCTGCAAAAACAACTTCGTTTACAGCTAATGGAACTTTTACAGCTCAAGCAGCAGCTAATATTCAGATGACAGTTGTTGCAGGAGGAGCATCTGGTGGAGTAAATGGTAACTCAGGTGGTGGCGGTGGAGCCGGTGGTTTTAGAAATTTTTCTTGTATCCCTGTTACTTCAGGATTACAAGCAGCTGTAGTTGTAGGTGCTGGAGGAGCAGCAGTTCCCGCACCTGGTTGTCAATCAGGTAATGGAAATGCAGGTGGTTTATCAAAAATAACAATATCATCAACAGATTATCAATCAGATGGTGGCGGTGGCGGTGGTGGTCAAGAAGCCTGTGCACCAGGAGGAAGACCCGGTGGGTCTGGTGGTGGCGCTGGATCAAACGATCATAATACAGGAGGCAGTGGAAACACTCCTCCAACAAGTCCCCCACAAGGAAATAATGGTGGAGCTACAAGTGCTAACCCTAATGCTGGTTATGGAGCTGGCGGTGGAGGAGCTGGAGCAGCAGGAGCTAACACTTCAGGATCTGCAACTGCAGGTGGAGCAGGTTCTCCAAGCCCTTTAAATTGTACAACATACGCTGGTGGCGGTGGCGGAGGATCTACAGGATCTGCTGGCTCTGGTGGCTCTGGTGGTGGCGGTAATGGTGGTTCTCAAGGAGCTGGAAGTGCAGGTAGTGCAAATACTGGTGGAGGTGGCGGAGGAAATGGTAGAACTCCAGGAACAGCCAATAATCCATCAGGAGCAGGTGGTTCCGGTATAGTTGTTGTAAAAGAACCTGCTATTCCAAAAGGAGCACCTGGTGTTTGGAATTTAAATGAAGTTTATGATTATGTAAAAGAAGGAGAATGGAGTTTTTAATAAAAATTGACTATTTAAAACAAATAATTTAATATATTAAAGGAAAAAAATATGGCACACTTTGCAGAATTAGAATCAAAAACAGACCCAACAGGGTTTACATCCGACACTCATTTAGTGGTTAAACAAGTTACAGTTGTGGCAAATGATATTACAACAGCAGCAGGTCCTTTAGGAGAAAATGATAAACATGTAGATGGAGAAACATGGTGTAAAAATTTTTTTAAAAAACCAAATACAAATTTTAAACAAACTTCTTATAATAATAAATTTAGAAAACAATACGCAGGAAAAGGTTTTGTTTACAACGCATCAAAAGATAAATTTTTATCACCTCAACCTTATGCCTCATGGGCTTTAGATGGAAATGACGATTGGCAAGCACCAATAACTTTTCCATCTGTTAAAAATGATGGTGAAACTCCGCCTGTTTGGGAATATATAATTAAGTGGAACGAAACAAAATATAACGCTGACAACGATACAGGTTGGGAAGCAGTTAAATCAAACGACACCTCAGATCCAAGAACAGTATATAATTGGAATGGCTCAGCTTGGGTGTCCGAATAGGAGACTCAAATGGCCAGAACCAACGGTGGTATTATAGGAAAAGTTAACAAAACTTCTTTTGGAAAAAATACTGTTACATCAAGAACATCAAGCACACCTAGTGCAGTTACAACACAAAATGGAACTAAAATTATTGAAGCTCTTGTAGTTGCTGGTGGAGGTGGTGGAGGATCTACATCTGGTGGTGCTGCTGGAGGTGGTGGTGCTGGTGGTGTAAGAAGTTTTTCAAGTTTATCAGTATGTGCTGGTACAGCTTTAGGAGCTGTTGTTGTTGGTGCTGGTGGTTCTGCATTAGCAGATGGAAATAATTCAAGTATTGTTGTAGGATGCACAACCTACACTTCTGAAGGAGGTGGAAAAGGTGCAAAAAGTTTTTGTGGTGAGGCTTCTGCTGCTGCAGGAACAGGTGGCTCAGGTGGTGGTGGACAAGGTTACACAGGTCCTCAACCTGGTCCTTCAAAAACTGGAGCAGCAGGAAACACTCCACCAACAACTCCTCCTCAAGGAAATAATGGTGGAAACGGAGCTACATCTTGTAGTTCAGGAGCGCAACAAGCTGGTGGTGGCGGTGGTGGAGCTGGAGCTGTTGGAGCTAATGCGGTGCAACCAGGTCCTTGTGCTAGTAATGCTGGTGCTGGTGGTGCTGGAGTTGCTAGTAGTATTACAGGATCATCTGTCACTTATGGTGGTGGTGGTGGCGGTGGAAAAAGAATGGCTCCTGGATGTGCTGCTGCTGGAGGATCAGGCGGTGGTGGTCTAGGTGGTCTAGGACCAAACGTAAGAGATGCAGGAGCAGGATGTGCTAACACTGGTGGTGGCGGTGGTGGTGGAGGTAGAGAACCTGGTCCTGGTGGTGCTGGTGGATCAGGAATCGTAATAGTAAAAGAATTAAACAAAGCAAGTGGTGTATGGAATTTAAAAAGTCATATGGCTGCTTTAAGAGCAGGTAAATGTAATGCTTCAACGTGGCCCGAATTTATTGCTCCAGTAAGTTTTGATTTCTTAGTAGTCGCTGGTGGTGGAGCAGGTACTTCAAATCAAGGTGCTGGTGGTGGAGCAGGAGGTTTTTTAACTTCTTATGGTAATCCTTGTGCTGCAGCCATAGAACTTGCATCAGGAGCACATACAATTCAAGTAGGAGCTGGTGCAGCAGGAAGTCCTTATCCCACAGCACAAGGGCTTAATGGAGAGCCTTCAATATTTTCAACAGTAACAGCCGCAGGCGGTGGTGGAGCAGGAGGTAATCCTTGCTCTGGTGCAGATGGTGGATCTGGAGGTGGTGGTGGAGGTCAGTCAAGTGGCTGTGCGGGATCAGGAAATACTCCTCCAGCCCCAGCAGGTATAGGAGGCCCTCAAGGAAATCCAGGTGCTGATGGTGCTCAATATGGTTCAGTACCAAGATACGCTGGCGGAGGTGGTGGTGGAGCTGGCGCTGCAGGCCCAACTGTTCAACAAGGTGGTCCAAATGCAGGAGGTATTGGTAAACCCACATCTATTTTAGGAAGTATTCCCACAGCTGGTTGTTATGGAACTCCAGGACCGTCTCCAGGAAGATATTTTGCTGGTGGTGGCGGTGGAGGTATTCAACAACCAGCAACTACAGGACCAGGTGGTGCAGGAGGTGGTGGTTCAGGTCAACCAGGTTCTAATGAATGTGCAGCTGGAGTAGCAGGAACTGTAAATACTGGTGGTGGTGGGGGTGGATCAATGAATCACCAACCAGGTGGCGGAGCAGCCGGAGGATCAGGAATCGTTATATTAAGATACCCATCCGCACGTGCTCCAAATGTTACTATTGCGCCAGGAACAAACGTAACAGCGCCATGTGGATCTTGCACTGTAGCTATTTTTACTGTTGATGGAACTTTAACTATTGGTTGATCTAGATTAATTCTTTTTATTATACTTTACATCAATATATATTTAAAATATAACTTGATATAAGAAAGATTATGAATCTTACAAATTATTATTGGTATTTTAAATCAGCAATTCCTCACAG